CAGTGTTTTTGCTGAAGGTTTACTCGAGTTCATAATCATCCTCCTTTGAATTGGTATGAATCACTGTTACTTCCTCAGTGATGTGTGCGGTATAGTTTGTGTTATTGTTAACAGTTGATTCAGCTGTTGTTCCTTGTAGTGATGCACTAGAGCTGCTGTTGTATTTTAAATCTACCAAGGCCTGGCCACCAAGATAACAAGCCATGATGGTTGCGAAGACCTCCATAGTTTTGGTGAACATTGTGGTATATGAAGATATGGCTGTGGGACTCTCAACCATGAGAAACAAAGCAGCAACACTTCCAACATAGAAAATAGCAAGAATAACAAAACCAGATATAGCCAAAAAGAATTTCTTGGAGGCTAGATGGTTTGTATTGGATAGCTGTTCGATTTGTTCTGGAGGAGTATTAGGAGGGGCCACACCTTGTTGCAAGAAAGATGCAGCGGTTTTTAATACATTGGTTAACATAGAATTTAAAATAAAAAGTATACAGCTAAATAGCCTACACTAAAAGAACCTACAGGACCAGCTATAGGCAGTATTAACGTCCAAGTTGTAGGTAATAGAGACAGTAACGACGTTAAGTTGGAACTTAAACTAAAATATAATAAAACCATAAGAACGCCAGCTAGATAACACATCACAGATTTAATCCTATGGTATTTTTTAATTACAATAATTTGTTTCTTTTTAATTTCGTCTATTTTTGTAATTGAATCTGCTAGTTGTTTTCGCACTTCGGATGTTTCATTATAATAAGCTAATTTTTCATCTTGCTGCGCAATACCCCAAGCTTCCATAGCTTTAAGATTATCTCCTATTACCGCTTTATCTTCATACAATTTTGAAGTTATATCACTAGCTGTTGAAAGCTCTTTTTTAAGGCCAATTAACTCAATTTGTAATTTTTTCTTAATAATACTATTCAAACTTTCAGGCGTAGCTGACAAGCTGCTCGACGCAAATATGCTGATAAATAAAAATACAAGATAACTAGACTTCATAACTTTAAGGAGTAGATAAACTGTCAACAAGTATTTGAATTCTTTCGGCACTAGAAGCTGCTGCGCGTAGAGACTTTTCTATATTATTTATATTGGCTCCTAATTCGTTTGCGCTAACTGTAGGAGGTTTAATATTAAGTTTGGGTGGAGGTAACGCAGCTTTAGGTGTGGAACAACCTACAATTAAACTTAAAATAATTAAAATAAACAAGTTACGCATATTAAATTGTAGCGTTTCTTACCTCAATCAACAAACGTTGTAAATTATCAATTTTTTTATTGATCTCATTAATAGCCTTTTCGGATCTTCTATCTATAGCCAAATCTTCCTCAAGACTGACTCTATCTTTCTCTTGCTGTCTATTAGCAGCCATTAATATGAACGGAGCTTGCAAGGCAGCTATACACGACAAGAGTAAATTTAGAAGAATGTACGGGAAAGGGTCGATGGGATTAAGCATTACCCACGTATTAATACATATCCAAATAATTATAAGAAGCACACAAGCAATAATTGCTGCCCAGCTACCTCCAAATTTAGCTACACAATCGGCAAGTATGACCCCTATCGGTAATTTTTCTTTCCTCATAATTATTTTATAGCGGGTAATTTTACAGTTTCTGTTGGTTGTTTTTCTATATAAAGCAGTACTCTGTTTAAATCTTGCCTTATGCTTTCCTGTTTACTGTGTAGCGCTGAAACAAACCAAATAGCTCCAGCAAACTGTAAAAATAGTGCCAACGCTGTAGATGTAAATAACCGAGCTAATAACGTCTTTGTCTCAGTATAACTGTTTGCTGTCTGCCTTAAAACCTCTATGTCTTTAGACATGTTTGCGACATCCCGTATTAAAATTTCCATTACCCCGCGTAAGCCATTTTTACCATCTACACCCACACTCACATGCATGGCGTCTCTAGCTTTTTCTCTAGCTTCAGACACAGCTATATCAAGTGCATCTAGCTTTTCATTGTCAGTTGCAATCAAATTATCCATCTTTAATTTAATATTATTTAATTCTAAAGCTATTAATTTTTTTTGATTTTCTAAATCTGCTTTTAAAGTAATTACACAGTGGCGTAAATCTGGTAAGTGCTTAGTTGTTTCGTGAAAATCGTTTTCTGCTGTTGCGTCGTCAATCATAGTAATAAAAAATTAAAGATGGATACCTTGGAAAGTATACTGGAAATTGCTATAATTGTCGCTTAATAATATTTATTTTTTCGTCTGGATCGCTCTGCTCTTCGTTAGATATATAGTAGCTTAATTCTTTTTCGTTGTAAACTGGCTCGTCAGCGCTGTCATCAATTTCCCGAACAATTTCACGATCTAGTTGCTCTGCTTGTTTTTTTGCGCCTTTAAATACAGATCTTACAGAATCATTATAAACCTTATCAACAATTAATAGTTGGCTAGTACCTACTTCTCCTAAATATATACCTTTTCTCGGCACAGGAAGAGCATATTCAACACAGGTCCATTTTTGCTCTGGAATTCCTAGCATTTTTAAAGCTTCAATTCTTTCTTTTGGGATATTTTTTCCGCTAATTACACACTTGTAAGTTTGTTTATTATTCATAATAATTATTGTTGCCGTGGACCTGCTGCTTGTTGTTTTGCTCCTGATAATCCTTGCGATTTAGACTGAGACGTCATTTGCTCTAGCTGCGCTTTTACTTGAGCATATAAATCTTGATCCTGTCCTTTAATTTGTTGCAATTGCGCTCTTCTTTGAGCGCCATCCATAGGGAATAATTGCTGAGCTATTTGCTGTGCTTGTTCAAGAGCATCTTGAGGTGTGCCGCCGCCTTGAACTCCTCCAGAAACTCCGCCTTGCTGCTGAGGATTTCCTTGTAATAACTGCATCATGTTTTGTGATGTAGCTTGAGCAATTTGCTGTTTTTCTTTTTCTTCTTCTTGGATTTCCTGAGTCAATCTATCTTCGTTCATCTTTTTACGTACCTGATCTTCGTAATCAAAATTGTATAGTTTCAACAACTCGGATCTAGCTATTGAATTAGCTGACACGAGTTGTCCGATAACAGACTTACGTTCCATATCGTCAGAAAACGTAATAGGTATTAGAGATATTTTAGCTTTTGGCAATCCCATAATATTACCTATAACTTCACCTAGATGACTTAGTAGCCTGTTATAGTTCGTAGGAATCACACTCCAAGCATTTTCAAACATACGCAGCATTGGACCTGCAGCCTGCTGCTGAAAACTCATCTCGAACATTTCAACAGGCACATCCAAAGCGTTAAGAATAGTTTTCTTAGCGTATTCCATCATCTCTGTAGGAGCTAATTTAGTGCCTTCACCACCCAACTGTTGATAATTTAATGGAAATGCGAATTTGTGATATGAGCCTGGATCGCGTCTATGCTCTTCAATCATCTGATCTACTGCACTAGTCCACACAGAACCATTTTGATTAAGCAAAGGGTTTGCTGCTGGATTAGTACCATCACCCATAGATATGACTCTAAATGGGGCGATGTCTTCAAAACAGATAACTTCATTATATCTTTTTAATGTTTGTAACATGAAGAAATCTTCAAAAATAAACATACTTGGAGGTATAGCTTTACCGTCTGTACGTATTGTGCTGGGAGTATCGAGTTTTAAATGTACAAAATTTTTATTGTTAAACTCGAGCATCGTTTTATTAAACACACAATCAAAAACAATTTTTGGTGTTTTTTTGCTATAAAACTTATTATTTTTAGTGGTTACTTTCTTAGAGTACTGCTGCGGAATATCCCAAAAATATTCGGCCTGTCCTGTAGTTTCTTCATAACGAATTTTTATTTCTTTTGCAGGCCAATGAACTATATGAATTTTATCGGGATCGTTCGCTGGTTTATCTACACATTTGTGCTCGCCGCGATAATTACACTTTAGACAAGTCATAGCGTACTTGCCTTTATTAAATTCAAAATTCTGCAATTTATCAATATTTGACGCTTTGAAACACATTGGGCATGTCAAATATCTATGAAATCCTTGGTTAACCGTTACAAACTCGTTACCGTAAGCCAATAGATTTAACCCAGCTTTAGCGCACACCTGCTTCCAATGTAGCTTGTCTAAAATATCAGCATATTCTTTCTTTGCTTCTTCATCATCGCATTCAATAGTTAGAGATGTGATAAAATAATTAGCGATACGATTTAATGCTTGCTTATAAAAACCGTTACGATAAAGAAAATGCTCAGCCCACAAGAGCATACCCTCAATATTCATCGGCAAATATTGTAGCGGTATGTTATAAAATGGATTGGAATATCTGTCTCGCCCGTTGTCTCCAACTTTGAAATAACTTTGGGGATCGTCTGGTGTAGTCATATTATTGTTCCTTTTCTTCCTCAACAACTAACGGTGTTGGTATTTTTAATTTATTTTTGTGCTGCTCATCAGCTACAGCAAAGCCAGCTTCGTCGTAGTATATAGCTTTTTTTGAGCTGTCGAAATCGCTCTGAGAGTCATTTGTTAGCATTCCATTTTTTTCCATAAATTATTCTTGTTCTTCTGGCACTGTTTTAAATAGAATCATAAATTTTCGAGAGTCATCTGGCGAGTCAAAAGTAACTCCAGGGTAATATACATTAACTTGTCGCTTATTAGGCATATGTAATGAAAGAGTCTCACCGACCTTAGGTTCAAACACCATAGAATCTTCATCTTTAAAAATTAGCATTAATGCTAGCTCTTGCTCAATTACATGCAATATTTTAGCTTTCATTTTACCAAAAGCGTTTTCAAATTGCACTAAATGTAGGTTTTCTTCAACTGTTTCAGAAAAATATTCTGCAGTTTCTTCGTAATCTGAATATCTTTTTGAAGCTGTCGTGGTTGATTTACTGGACAGATTGGATCTACTTCTAGTCGTTGTTCGTTTATTTTTATCCGTCTTGCTTTTATTTTCTGTAGGTAGCAATTTACCTCCACCTCTAATCGCTGCCCTAGTCAGCTCTTCATTTTGAGCTTCCAAAGCTTCAGCGTCACCATATATCGAAACACCGTTATGTATTAGTTTGGCTCCGCTCGAGGAGTATACGGATTTACTTGGGTCGCTGCTCCCAATAACCAGATCTCCTAGTTTAAAGCCGCTTGTGTCAGTATTGTTCAGCATAATTTTATTGATTTTGTGTTGGTAGAGTCTTAATGTATAATATAAAAAGCAAACAGCAATCAATTTATTAGTTTATATTTATGACCAAAAGTATCCAGTTATCCAAGCGTACTACTAGCTACTCGCCAGATATTTTGTCGTATAAGCTGGTAGTTGAGGCAATCAACGCTGTAAATATGCCTAGCAAAATTTTTGTAAAGCAAAGAATTCGAAATTTTGCTAAAAATATATTTGAAGATACTTTTGTGGCTGTGTGTACACCTACACAGCTAGAAGATTTTTTAGAGGATGCGCCGGACAAAAATACATCATATTTCAGAACTAATAGTATTGAGCTTGTTGGACGTACCGCTGAGATGGTGCAGGCTGTGTTTGATTCTTTGCTATACGAAGTAAAAAAACTTACAGCAGATCTTACTGAGATGGATAAGCTGACTGTTGCGCACATTTACGAGATTTCATCTACAAAAGAAGTTGAGACGGTGTTGATGCCGTCTATAATATCAGCAACGGGACTGAACGGTGCTGTTACTATTAATTTTAATCCTCCAATAAATGTAGCAGGTCAGACAGTAGCAAATTATCAGTATAGCCTGGATAATGGTGCTAGTTGGCGTACCAGGCTGCCTAGCAGCGTTGCTAGCCCTTTAATTATTACTGGGCTCGCAAGCGCAACTACATATCATATGCAGTTGAGAGCGGTGAATATTAATAATGTTGTAGGCTACCCATCAAATTCTTTTTATGTCTCCACGCTGAATATACCTCCAGCACCGAACATAACGGAAGTAATTGGAGGAGATGAGTCACTAACTATAGTCTTCGAGCCTCCAACATTTTCTTCAACTACACCCATACTCAACTATGAGTTTAGTGTTGATGAAGGGGCAAACTGGCGTGCAGTGTCTCCTGCAACCACAACCAGCCCTATTGTTGTGACTGAGTTGACTAACGATGTAACATATCCAGTTTTAATTAGAGCTATAAATTCTCAAGGCTATGGAATAATTTCGAATGCAGCTAGTGGTACCCCAGCTTAATTTAAATTACATTTAAAAATCTTCTATGAAAAACATTTTCTGTCGCTTATATTAAATACAGCTTAGCAGTACTTGCACAATTTTTAAAACCGCCTAAAATTGTGCAAGGTTTGTGCTAATTACAACAAATTGTAGTTAAACAAGTTACGCACAAACGAAGTAAAAATACTGCAGTTTAAAAAAATAAAATGACAAAAGCAAACATAATTCATCAGTGTGCAAAACTCAAACAACAAAAAAAAGGTATAACAAGGTTTCTTAAAAAACATGGGTATTCTGATCAAGAGATTG